ATGAACTTTACAGACAAATCAATTAAGGCGCTTAAGGCCAAAGAAAAGCGCTATGTATTAACCGAGTCAGGTAACTATGGGGAAGGGCGCTTACAAATTAGAGTTAGCGAATCTGGTGCTAAAACGTTTCGGGTTCAGTATCACATAAATGGCAAGCGTAAAGTTATAGGCCTTGGTAATTACCCTACCGTTGATCTTAAAAAAGCGCGTAGTAAACATGCCAAAATCGCAGTCTTATTAAGTGACAATATCGACCCGCAAGAACACCAATTAGAAACTCAAAAAGCAGAGTTTGAATCATCAGCAAAGCGCACCATGTTACAAATGCTCGATGACTTTAACGTATTCATAAGTACACGCTGGGCAGAGTCAACAATAGACCGAACTGAAAAGCTAATTAAAAGAAACATAAACCCGTTTATAAAACCCGAATTAATGCCCGACGAGTTCACAATCGACATGGCCCGCGACATTATTTACCGTGTTTATAACCGTGGCGCTAAAGAACAAGCGCGACTAGTTCGCAGTGTACTAATGAGCATATTAAAATTTGCCATAGATTTTGATAACTCGCCAGAGCAATACAAAAAGCCTAACCTCTATGATATAAAAACCAACTTCATCAGAGACATTAATTTTGAAACGCCAAAAAACAAAGGTGAACGCTGGTTAAATGAAGCTGAACTAAAAAAAGTATGGAATGCGGATGACCTACCTTATTACACCCACCAATACATAAAACTGGCATTATTACTTGGTGGCCAACGAGTAAATGAGGTTTACGGATCATACGTAAGTGATTTTGACTTAAAAAGCAAAACATTTACCATTCCCGCTAGCAGAATAAAAGTACAACAGCGGGGTGATCATATAGTGCCATTGTGCGAAACCGCAATACCAATTATCCAAGAGCTAATGCAACAAGCAGGTAAAGCAGAGCAAATGTTCCCGCATCGCGACAACCCAATAGCCACCGCCCACGTATCAACATTAAGAATGGCAATACTACGCTGGTGCGAAAAAAACAAAGTGCCAAACTTTAATCCTCGCGACCTACGCCGAACGTGTAAAACACTCATGGGCAAAGCAGGCATAGATAAAATAAACCGCGACATACTGCAGCAACACAACAAGTTTGATGTATCAAGCGTGCATTACGACAGATACGACTATATGAAAGAAAAACGCCAAAGCATTGAGGTGTGGGAAGACTTTATATATTGTGCCATAAAGTAAGCTTAGTATTGTTAAAGGTCTGGAAAGAGCGATAACCGGACACTGAAAAAGTTAAATTTATTCCTGTGTTTTAAGTAGAAATCTAATTTTGTCCAATAACATTATTAAACGCCGTTTTGGGGCAAAATAACATGCTTAATTTCTAGCTGTTTTAATTACTTGTTTACAAAGGTAATTATTGGTGAAATTATCATGGTATGTAATATAGGCCGTTTTGGTGTGTTATAAACCACCAAAATGGTGTTCAATAAGCTGTTATGATTAAAGGGAAGTTATGCGTAATATTATATTTATACTATTTTTTCTACCAACATTTGCTTTTTCTATGGAAGGTAATGAAATAATCCAACAACTAGACAATGTATTCAAATCTGAAAGCTTTAAGTCTAAGAATAGAGAAGTTCAAAAAATAGCTAATTGCATTTCTGTTAATCATTTTGTTAAGAGTGATGGATCAAAACTATCTACCCAAGATTCATTAATATATTCAATTAGAATGTCAGATTACGTCAAATCAGAGGGACTTGAGTTAATGGTTCTTCAAAATGCTTACACTCATACTTTAAGCCATAATTACGCAATGTTATGGAGTATGAAGCGAGTAGGTCAAACCAAAATGTTAAAAGCTATGATGTCAGTGGTTAGCGATGAATGTCCAAAGTATCCAGCAATTTAATCATAACAAGCAAATAAACTGGGACACGTAACAGTTGGCTACCGTTCGTACCTCACTATTTTAGCCAACATTACTTAGCCCGTTATTTGGGCGTTAGGTGAATGAGGAAATCCATTAGTGTGTTTAAGCTAAATAAAACGGATAAGGAAATCTTACAAATTCTAAGGAAGATATTCCTTACTAAAAAAGTAAGACCGCTTGCTTCAGATGATCATCTAAGAATATGGATGATTCGGGTCTTCTTTTATATGTCTTTTGCGTTCATTATTTTAAAAATATTAATTGTTTTTTTGGGGCAAGAATTGCCAAGCGAATACTCAGCAATGGCAGCAACACCAATTGCATTTTTCTTTGGCACTTTATTTTTGTATATAAATTCAGAATCCGAAAATACTAGTATTTTAGTTTTTGGTTTAACTTGGGTTTCTATTGTCGTTGCTCTATTTATGGCTTAAATTCACCTAACAAACGCTTTAACCAAAGGACGCAAAACAGCAGGCTTGAGCTCCTTCGTCGCTAACTTTGGCCTGCTATTTTTCGCCGGTTAAGCGAGGCGTTACGAACGTCCGGAAATGGCACTTTTCGGACATTACAATTAACAATTCTTTCCAATGCACTATGCTCTATTTAATATAAACATGTTAATTAGAGTTCGCCCCTATGAAAATATTTTTCTCTATAATATTTGTCGCGTTAATAATTTATTCGCATGTTTATAATTTTCAACAGAAGATACTTTATATAAGCGTTGATACATTTAATTTGTTAGCTAGTTCAGATGAGTCAGTGGTTGTTTCGTTTGGTAAAAATGACAACGACTTTCATGCGTTTGCTATAAAAAAGAAAGATATAAAGCAGGGTGTTGAGCTTGTATCAAAATCAAAAGATAACCCTAACTTTTCTGTATTTGCAGACGTAGAGGGTGAAGCGCTTGTTCGATCAGAACAGGCTGAAACATTTGCAAAAGTTAAAGTTTTGAGTGTTGATAAGCAAAACCAAAGAGCGGTATTTTTAGTTGAAGCTAATTTATTAAACATAAATACAAATGAGCTTAATAAATTAGATACAACAAAAGTGATTGTGAAAGGAGAGCCTTTTTTAAAGTTAATGTAACTGCTGTCTATCCTAAGGTTAAGTTAGCCCTATGCATTCTAATTGATTGAGTTACAACACCTTCAATATTGTACTGGTCAAACTCTGTGAGTTTAACGGGCTCATTTTCTGGGTTGGCTGAAAGTAAAAGGTTATTTTTTAAATCAGCAAGCTTACAAACGAATTGGCCATTTAAACAAGCCACAATTATGTCATAGTGCTTAACAGATTTAGCTCTATCAACTATGAGTAAGTCGCCATCAAATATACCAACGCCTTCCATACTATTACCACTGGCGCGTCCAACAAATGTAGCGTCACTTAAAAAGTTATTATCAAGTGTTGTTTTAAGGTCTTTTAAATTAGGACCTGTCAGAACATTTTGTATGAGCATTTTTATAAGCCTGCTAAAAAATTAATTAAAGCATAAAATTAACTGTATGGATATACAGTTTTGAGTGTTTCGCATTAACTGCTTTAAAGATAAGTGCCATAATATTACGCATAAGATATCTTACTATTTAATCTTGCAAAGAACTAAACTTAGCCGAGAAAATAAATCATCTAAATTTAGTTGATTTATTTTCTCGGCTAAGTTACTATTCTCATGTTGGGTGAATTTCATCCATTACCGCGTCATGGGTTGGGAGAATAAATATGTTAAGTCCTTTTGGAAAATCAGTACGGAAACTGAGGATTGACCTAGAGGTATCGTTAAAAGCTTTAGCTGAATCGCTAGGTAAAACTTCATCTTATATTTCGGCAATTGAAACAGGTAAAAGGCCTGTTACAAGTGACATTTTAGAGCAGATTATTAATCGTCTAAAGCCGAATACTGAAATGGAAAAAGAGTTACGTAAGAATGCAGAGCTGTCGCAAACTTCCGTAGAGGTTAATTTACAAGGTAAAAATCAAACGGCAAGAGAAGCAGCGCTTCTATTTGCAAGAAATTTTGATGACTTAAATAATGAAGATTATGAAAATTTAAAACGATTATTAGAGAAATAAGGAGTGTGATTTGAGCGGTTATTCTATCAAAGTACCACCTGAATCTAGGCATGCTATTCGAGAAGCTGCTTCGATTGTGCGTTTAACATTAGAAAAAAAGCAGGGTAGTAGCTCACTATACTTACCCATTATTGAAATGTTGGAATTTACATTACCTAAACTTGATAATGAGTTTAATTTTGAAGTTCTTCCAAAATCAGTAATGCAAAGTAATCATGGGCTCACTATACCAGAACAAAAAACAATAATGCTTAGAGAAGATGTTTACGAGCGAGCGCTGGATGGTTGTGGACGCGATAGAATGACTGCCGCACATGAGTTGGGGCATTATATATTACACTCAAACTTAGAAATTACTTTAGCCAGAACTAATGAAGAGCTAAGACCGTTCGAAGATAGTGAATGGCAGGCCAATTGTTTTGGTGGTGAAATTCTAATGCCATACACAAAAAAAGATTTGCTGAAGGGGAAAGCACCGCAAGAAATTGCAGACCTATGTGGTGTATCTTTGGAAGCAGCAACCTACCAAAGTAAATTTTTTAGGTAGGGTAGACTCTAAATGAGCGCCAACTCACTTAGAGTCTTAAAACAAAAAGCTTGATGTACTGAGTAGCATCGAGACCTTGCGTTTTCGTATTAAGTCAATGATGAATTTAGCACCATAATACCAAAAACTCAAGGAAACAATTTATCTCAGTAAGGAGGTGTTGTATGAGTGAAACTAAAAAAGTTAGGTAACAAGCCTGCTCCGAAAGGGTTTAAGTGGATTTTCTGCCGCTACCGCAAAGTACGTGGTAAATCAGAAAAACAATTAGACGCTCACGAGTATGGTTATCAAGCTTGGGCATTCTTAGTCCGAGCATAGTAACCAGTAGGTCTGCATATAAAAGCCCGCAAACGCGGGCTTTTTTGTGCCTGGTGTTTAGTTAACTAAAAAGACTTACCCGCAAACACCACTTTACCAACCAATGTACAATTACCATTAATCGGTATTAATTGCTCAGGCCAGTTAGGGTTGGCGGCTTTTAAAAACTTTTGGCCGCTTTCAATAATTAGCTGCTTAAAGGTGGCTTCGTTATTATCGTCTAGGCGCGCCACTACGTACGAACCGTGGATGCATTCAGCTTCAGGGTCTACAAATATTAAATCACCGTCATAAAACTTCGGTTCCATGCTCACGCCTTGCACTTTTAACGCAAAGGTTAGGTCGCTGCATTTTACAGGGCATAAGTAACGCTCTGCATCATACGCTTTAATTTCACTAATCTCAGACCATGCGCCAGCTTGCACCCAGCTAATTAACGGCACAGCCGCTTTAAGTGTTGGCCCCGGTGCAACGTTACTGTTTTCGCTTTCACCAATTCCAAACTGTAAAAACTCAGGCGCGCAATCTAGCGCATCAGCCAGCGCTTGAATATTGCGTGGGTTTTTTGTAGTGCCGTTTTCAATTTTTTGAAGTGATTGCTGTGCAATGCCTACCATTTCTGACAATTGAACTTGAGTGAGCTTAAGCTCTTTTCGTCTTTCTTTTATTCTTTTTCCGATGCACATAGTTAGTCCTTTATCATTTAAATCAACAGAGTAAGCAAATTACTTACAGCTAAATTACAGCTTTTGACTATTTTACAGTTAAAAAGGGTATTGACAACCACCCTTTAACTGTACTTTAATACAGCTACAAACTGTAATTTAAGGTGTTTAACTATGAATAACATCACTAAAGCTGTAAAAATCTATGGTGGACAGACCAAACTAGGCAACGCCTTAGGTGTAAAACAGGCTTCAGTATGGGACTGGATGAATAAATTCGGCCAAGCCCCAGCGAAATACATCCCGCGTATTTCAGAACTAACCAACGGTGAAGTATCGGTAAACGATTTACTCGCCGATCACCAAAAAACAAACAAGGACGATGCAGCATGATTAATGACATTTTTACAGGGTGCTGGATAACAGAAGAGTCAGCCAAAGAAAATTTAGCCCGCAGAAAAAAAGAAAATAAAGATGCGCCTGCTTTTGATATTGACGCTCTGGCAGTTGAGTTTTTTGCACAGCGTAACGAAAAGGCCAAAGTGGAGTTCGCCATTATAAACGCCATGAGTAGCGCGACCACGTTAACGCCGATTGACTTAGCGGCCATTGCGTTAGGTGTTGCAGTTAAATTTGCGCGCACTGAGGCAAATAAAGGGAAGAGTGTAAATGATATGGCGGCTCTTTTGGCTGATGTTTTTGAAGAAGCCGCACGGCACGAGGATGTATTTGAGCATCCAAGCGCAATTAAAAAAGCATTAGCGCTTATTTAGCCTCTTGTTTTGCAAGGCGCTCGTGAGGGTCTTGAACGAGGTTTGTATAAACAGTGTTTGCCCCTTTAATTGTTAAGTAATACGCGTTTTTTTGGTCCGCAGGGGCGATAAAGCCACTAAGAATTAGTTGTTTTAAGGTGGATTCGTACACCGATGGTGTGATGTACGGCGATTTGTTAACAAATTCAGCCTGTTCAAGTATGTCTTGTTCAGGGAATTGTTTAAACAGTACAGCCATTAGGTTTTTAGACAGGTTATTGAATAATTTAATTTTATCAATTTCCGACATAGGTTTTTCCTCTTTGTTTTGGTTTGTGAATATTCGCACTTGCAACATACCAAAACAGAGAGGGATTTTATAGAAATAGGGTAAGGAAGATACAGCATGAGCCAATCAAATATAGCCGATCACTACCGCCGCAATTTACGCGGCGAAGTTATCACCATTAACGACCGCTACTTACGCCCAGCCGATGTAGCACAAAAGTGCGGAATGCACCGTTCATCGTTATACCGGTTGATGGATAAAGGGCAGTTTCCTAAAACACATAAAATATCGAGCGGCCGTGTTGTGTGGCTTGAAGCCGATATTGAAGAGTTTATGCGTTTAGGCAGTGAGAAGTTTCAAGAGATTTACGGCAATAAACAAGTTAATAACTAGGAGCAGGGCAATGAGCACATACCAAGTATTTAGTCGCGAAACGTTAAGCAGTTTTAAAACATTAGCAGAGCAATGCCGCTATTTATTGAGCTGCAAAATTACAACACGCAAAGCCATATTTGGTTTAGACCCAGTGCTTCAGGCGCGCGTTGGCGATTTTGACTTGCCGGTTTATTGCAATGGCGACGAGTACCAAACAATACAAAAAGCCGTGTATTGGTTAAAAACACAAGCAACTAATTACTTAAAAGCAGCCACCCGCAGCCAGCAAGGAGTTAATTAATTATGGCAAACACAGCTATTAACTACCCAAACTCAGCGCCATTAAAAGCCGTAACTGGGCGCCACATACCAAAAGGCCTTGCCGAAATAAAAGCGCTGTTAGGCAGTGAGCGCCACACGCCAGAGTACGTGTATACCAAAGTGCTAAGCGAGCAAGAGCGCACATTAGTGTGTTTTGCAGCAGGCCTAAAGCGCCACCATTTAGAAAGCGGCTTTGCTAATTTTGATGCAGATACTCGCTTAAAAATTCACAAGGCTATTTTGCAAATGGAGCAATTAGTAAAAGCATTTACCGATGCTAACGCCATGGCACCGGCTAAGTTTTTACAAAACGCCCCGCGCGTTGAAGCCAGCACTAACTATTCACATTTAACTATTACAAAGGCGCAAGCATGAGTTCAACTAATCGCGGAACGGTGCGCAATGCAGATGATTACTACGTAACACCGCATTGGCTAATAGAAGACTTTTTAGCAGCGTTTGCTGAAAATAATATTTTGGTTTGTTCACCAGATGAAAACCCAAGAGTACTCGACCCAAGCGCAGGCGGCTGCGACAAGTACCCAATGAGCTACCCAACAGTATTAGAAAAAGAGGGTTTTACAGTAGATAGCTGGGATATACGTGAAGACTCACGCGCTAATTTAACAGGCGTTAACTTTTTAAACGTGCCAAGTTATGAATCACGCAAATACGACATGATCATCACAAACCCGCCATTTAACCAAGCGCAAGCGTTTACCGAGCACGCACTTGAAATGGTTGAAGACAGCTGTTTAGTGATTATGCTGCAACGCCTTAATTGGTTGGGTAGCCAAAAGCGCAAACCAATGTGGCAAAAGCTGCCATTAGCCGCGGTTTATGTGCATAGCAAACGCCCAGGCTTTGACCCCGCAAAACCAAGTAAAACCGACTCAACCGAATACGCTCACTTTGTATTTTGCAAAGGCTACCCAGCCGCCGCTGAAATCTTCGTAATTTAACAACCAATAACAACACCCAAAGGAATACTGAAATGAACGCTATCAAAGACCAAGATCTAACTAAAAAACAGTTAATACTCAATATTGTTTTACACGCCATTGAGCAAGCTAATTTTACTATTCGCAATTTAAACAAGCGCAGCACCATTGGCATGCTAATGCAGTGCGAAGACACGCTAACCGACTTGCTACCAATCGTAAAACTAATTGCCGACGACGACGTTAATTTTGAGCGAGCATACAGCCTAATGAGCATTGCATTACATGCAGTACAAACAGGTGGCGAGCCAATGGAAATAGAGCTGTAACAATGAGCATGTGGCCCATTGTAAGCTTTGATGTTGTAACAGCGGTTTTAACCATGGTTAAAGCCGTTGACGACATTGAACATAGAAATTTTTTAATAAGCGGCCTTGGCCGTTTTACTGCGTACAGCCAATATAAAATGGCTAAGCAATACCTTGCCAAAATTACCCCACCAAGCAACGCCTGGTATAAAGACGAGCCCATAAACCCAAGCGAAAAAGCAAACGCTTGGCTTTATGATGAGCTTAAAGGTATTGAACACCGCATTGATGTAACCAACCTAAAAATTAGCGCACCGGCTAAAGCGGCACTTAAAAAAGTGCATAACAATAATATTCATAATTACATTGTTAAAGACATTGTAGAAAGCAAGCGCGCGCCAAGCATACAAGCTAGCTTTGTGCGCCAAACTGCAAAAAACATGGAGTTTGCACAAAAGCAGCGCAATGTAAAAAAGCAACAACCTGTAACCAGCCAGAATTTACAGCAGCAGGTTGGCGATCAGGTGTCTAAATCGGCCATGTCGGTTATTAATGCGATTGACGATGTTGAAGAAGTTAATTTTATTTACCAATGCCTAAGCAAAGTACCAAAGCCACTGCAAATGCGAGTGGCTAAGCGCTTTATTAATAAATACGACACCAGCTTAAAAAATGCGGGTAAAGGTAAAAACGAAACCGACGAACAATATAAAAGCCGCTTACTTAATATTAGCCGTGGCTTGTACGACTTTAGCGGTAACAGCACTGATCACCAAGCGCCGCAGCTAACAACTAAAGCTATACGTGCACACTACAAAGCGAACGACTGGTTACGCCGCACAGTTAAAACATTAAAGCCCCGCCTTAAAATACTTGAGCAAATTGTTAGCAGCATGCCACTGCCATGGCACATTTTAGCTAATGCCGATAAAACCAAAAAGCACGGCAATGTGCTGGCTATGCAAACGGCCGAAATGATAAACGATTTAGCCAAAGAGCAGCCAACATGGGATGCAACCGACATACACGAAAAAGTAAACGAGTTTGCCGAGCAGTTTACTGTGCAGTTGCAATTTGCTGAAAAGGGCGATTACTTAACTGTGCCAGATGCCGAAGTAGCGCTATTAAAAGCACAAGATCATAAGTGGTGGGCGCGCAAACTTAAAACTATTCGTAGCCGCTACCTAGAGCACCTAGAAATTGCAACGGGCGAAGTGGGCCGCGATTTATTTAACAGCACAGACAAAAAAGGCAATAAAAAAACAGAGCGCCGCGGTATTAGCGCCTATTGCTCAAAACAAGCAGTGGCCGAATACACCACCAACCAAGAGCGCGGCAAGCGTTACCTAGAAAGCCTAGAATTAGTAAACGAGCAAAGTGATGTTATATCGCTAATGAAAGCGGTTGAGGCAGGCGTTGCCAACCCTGAAAATATGCGTAACGAGTTAATGCTACGCATACGCGAAACCGAAGAACTAGCAGACGAAATGGGCTACACCGGTGGGTTTTATAACATTACTGCACCGAGTCGTTTTCATGCAAATTCGCCATCGTGGGATGGGTCAACCCCAAAAGACGCTAGCCTGTATTTAAATAAACTGTATTCACAAGCGCGCGCTAAATTAGACCGCCTTGAAATACCGTATTTTGGTATTCGTGTAGCCGAGCCACATGCCGACGGTTGCACCCACTGGCACATGCTTTTATGGATGCCAGCGCGTTATTACGACAAAGTTAACCACTTACTGCGCCGCTACTTTACCCGCGACGACCGTGATGTATTTTTTCAGCGTTTTAAAAACCGCAAAGCATTACGTGCCCGCTACACAAAAGCGCGACGCATTTGGGGTTTAAATAAATCTAAAGGTGTTTACACCCGCGCACCGCTTAAAAACTATTTTCCGAGTAGCCCACGCTACACCGCAATAAAAATGCTACCGGCTACGGTAGATAAAGACGGTAAAAAGTCAGGCGGCGCTGCGGCCTATGTTGCTAAGTACGTAAGTAAAAATATTGATGGTTTTGCATTGGCAAACGAGTACGACGCAGAAACAGGCGAAAAACTAACCCAAGCAGTTAATCCGGTTAAAGCATGGGCTAGCACGTGGGGCATTAGGCAATTTCAGTTTCAAAAGTCGCCCTCCATTACTATTTGGCGCGAGTTGCGCCGAGTGCGTGAAGAAGTGCAAGGCAATGCCGATTTAGAGCAAGTACGCCAAGCGGCCGACAAGGGCGACTTTAAAGCCTTTGTTACCTTAATGGGTGGCTTTGGCATTGGCCGCGATGCGCGTTTTAAACCTGCCTACCAGCATACCGAATACGGTAACCAATACGCCGAATTTACTAAAACCCTAAAAGGTGTTGAAGACACCTTTGGGCTTTGCACGTTAGTGACTCGCGTTCATACCTGGTCTAAGCAAGCTATAGGCACTGCAGCTAATAACAACACCGCCGTAATTGGTGGGCAGGATGCTAACAACGTCGGCGTAGCCGACCTATCTTGGACTAGTGGGAATAATCGTACGCCTTTAGCTGTAGGGCATACAGACGAATTATTACTAGATATGATCGGGTTTACTTCAAAAGAGATCATTAACGTTAAAAAGGATCTGTTAGCAGGTAGGCGGGTTAAAAATAACGGCCTTATTTACCTAATAAAAGACGGTAATTTAGTGGTACTGGATGAAGTGGCGCAGCAAAAAGAGCAGCGCCAGCACGCTATTGACTATATAGCCAACAGTGAAGCGCAAAAACACGCCCCAAATAACGAACAAACCGCCGCTAAATGTAAAAACAAGCTTAGCGACTTTAGTCCTGCGCAAATTCAAGCGCTAAACCAAGGCGGCAACGTGATCAGCGGCAACCGTGTGTACTACATGCAAGAGCGCGAGCTACACAGTTTTGAGCAGCTAAACATGCAAGCGTCAAAATCGGCTATTAAGCCAACCCCAACCGAAAAACATTATGCATATGCCCGTGAGCTTTACGACTTGGCATTTATGTATGCAGAGCTAGACGGGCGCAGCGAACCGTCGAACACCCAATTTAATAAACACACGGCCGACATTATCGGCGACTTAGATTTAGCTAGATTAGTGCTAGCAGGCGAAGCCACTGCAATCAGTAGTAACGATTGGTGGTCACTGGATTTAATGGCGTAGGAGCAAATATGACGATTCAAATTTCAAAAATACTCATGCCAAAGGCATGTATTAGTTGCCTGGCGTTTTGCCCAAAGGGCTATGCAGAGGATCAGCACAGCCCGTTTATTACAAAATTCGATAGGCCTAAGCCTAAAACTCAATACGGCCAGTGCGGTAAAACAAATAACAGCGTATTTGCTACCGAAATTTGTACCGGCTATCAGCAAGAACCTAACGCCGACGTATTTGCAGTAACTAACAGACCACAACCAAAACAACAGGAGTCACTATGAACACACATCAAGCAGCCGAAAAAATGCTACAAACAGGGCTATTTTATAACCCAATCATGCTGGCCCGTGAATTTGGTGAGTCTGCGCAGCAGGGCGCCCGCTGTTTAAAAAATATATGCGCAAGCGATCGCTACAACACAATAGTAGAAACTTACCCGGTTCAAAAAGTAAAAGTAACGGCTATCGATGGCCGCCGAGTAACAATAGAGCAACTACAAACCACCGCGCTATTATTTAAGCGCCCACGTTTATTAGCAGGAGCGTAACCATGGCCACAGGTAAAGTAAAAGCGGGTGACGTTTTTAATAATTGGACGGTATTAAACGAAGACCGCCGCAACCGAGGAGTGCAGCATTTTATGTGTAAATGCGTATGCGGTACCACGCGCGTAGTACGTAAAGACAACCTAGGCCATGTGCAAGGTTGCGGCTGCGAGCGCAAAGAATACAAAGCCCGCACTAGCCCTGCAAAACCACGCACTAAAAAAGCGCGCATTGCGCAGGCCAAGCCAGTAAGCACACCGGCAAAAATAACGCACCGCGAAAACAAAGAGCCGCGCCCGCACTACCAGCAGCGCAGCAAATCAACCCGCGAACAGCTAGAAGAGCTACTAGCGCAAAAGCAGCTAGAAAAAGAATTAAGCGAATTATGGTGATCAATGAAACCAGCCGTTAAACGCCGCAACTGGGTGTACCACTCAGTTGTAAAACACAAAGCATTAAATAAAACATTAAACAAAAAGGAAGCGCACCATGCACCCACAAAATAAACCACTCGACAAAGGCCGTGTTGCCTGTATTGCTGAAAAATACCAGCAAGGCAACACCACCAAAAATCGCTACGCCACATTAGGCCGCGCCACTAAATGGCCAAGCAACAACCAAGGCGGAACCGACAGTGTAGAGATTGAACTCGATACCATGCCAATTAACCACCAAGGCCCGTTAAAACTATATATATTTTGGGAAAGCGAAAACCAACAAAGCCAAGGTTACGCACCGCAGCAATACCAAAGCCAGCCAGCGCCGCAGTATGATCAGCAGCAATACGCACCCCAACAACCAGCACCCCAGCAATACGGCCAACAGCGCCAGTAACCACCACCCACAAAAAAGGCCGCTAAATTAGCGGCCTTTTTTATGGCTATGTATTTTACAAGCCAACTAACTCTAATTGCTGCTCACGAGATAGATTTTTAATAAGCGATGCGGCTAATTGCTGCGTGCTTTTTACAGGCGGGTTTAAGAAGTGATCAAAAGATTGGGTAATACGAAACGTCGCGCCGCACTCACGAGTGTTAGTACACGAGCAATATAAATTAACCACATGGGCGCTTTGTTTTTCGCGTGATGTAACTGTTGCTTTAGCTTCGCAATTTGGACAAGTAACCCGCGCCATAATAACCACCAATCGTTAATAAAATACACTGTGATTATATACAGTGGCGCACTGTATGACAAACAACCATTTAACTACTGGCTGAGAATCTAAGAGCTAAAAAATTCACTCCTCCTCGCCTTCCGCTTTCGTGCAAAAAATGCGTCAAATTGACAACCTCAGTGACAAGCACTTTTTGGCTAAGCCTTATAATAAAAGGATCTAAAAGAAAGTTTAAAAGGATCGCAATGGCAAAAACGTGACAATGTTAGACACAAAGTGACAATGAAAAGATCAAATAGGTGGCTATTTATTTAATATTGAAATATTATTAAATTATTATCACTTAACCGATAAATATTTATGAACTATTTATTTAAAGGCACGCAAACACCAGAGCGATTAAACTTGCTTTTATCGCTGTGTAAAATTAGCAGTGAAGATATTAAAACTGCGCTCAGCGATTACCTAGTTCGCGGCATTGATAAAAAGTCAGCGGCGCTATTAAACGGAGTTCCTGCGCCTAACTTTTCACGCGCACTTAATCAGCTAAATGCTAAAGCCGAAGTGGTCGAGAAAATAAAAGAAATAGATTGGCAAAAGCGCTAGCTAGTCACTAGCGCTTTTTTTATTGCCGCCTTTACTTCCCCAAAACGCCCTAAACAATCGCATTAACCCAAGCGTTGAAACGGCAATACCCACTATCACAAATTCAAAGTACCAGGGCGCACCTTCATAACCCATGGCTTGCCAGCCTTTTTGCATATACGGCTGCATGGCAGGCATAAAGTGACACACAAACAACCCCAAAAAGAATAAAATAATCACTTCATCCATGATGGTTTTATCGCGGTTCTTTAAAACAAGAAAGTCATAATCGGCGTCGTTTTGCTCGGCCTGCATACAGCGCTTTGCTTTAGCTTCAAACTGGGCAATTTTAAAATTGTTTTCAGCGCGTGCAACATCGGCCGCCATTTCGGCCGCTATGCGTTTACGCTCAACGTAACCACCGGTTAAATCGGCTATTGGGTTTGTGATGAATGAAACCAGTGTTTTAAACCATCCCATTATTTGCCACCTCTAATTAATTTAATAAAACTCTTTGGGTCTTTGCTAAACGTTTCAATAAATTTATTGATCCCCTCCAAAATGTGCGGGGCCGCATACGCAGTTACACCAATAACACCCGTTTTTAAGCTTTCATCAAATTGCCGCCACTCGCAAAACATAGCCGCCAAGTACGCCGCAAAAACAGCAATTAACACACTCATAAAATAATGAAAAAACGTAAACACCTTACGGCTTAAATACATTTGTATAGCCGCCGCTAAAAAGCTCAACATAAGCAACTGCCCCCACTGTTTTATAAATTCAATAATATCTATCCAGCTCATGCGTCTTCCTTGGGTGTTGGGTTGAGGTCAGAATACTCAGGCTCTTTAAACTCAATACGCTGCGCGGCAGGTAAATAATTATTAATGCCTAAAACGTCTTGCTGCAGTGGCACCACTTCATTGTTGTAATAAGCGCGAGTAATTTTATCTAAATCACCAAAGCCAGCACTGTCACCAGACGACTGGCCGCTAAGTGCTTCTTGTGCACGGTGCATACTCAGCATATCGTTAAGCGTAATTTTTTTAATGCGCTCAAATTCATCTTTAGTTGATATATCGCCAACCGGTGTAATGTTTATCGACTTTTCAGCATCGGCTTTATTACTTCTAAAATTAAAAAATAAACTTCTAAAATTACCTACACCCTTGCTGTCACGTATTGCATTTTTAAGCGCGGCCTCATCTTCATTACTTAGGTTCGGATCGGCCATTGAAAATATAAAGCCCATGTGAGCACCGTTCTTGTAGTAACGGCGTCTAAATAAAGTGGCATCTTCATTTAATAATGCCGACTGAATACCCCCGTAATACTGCGGTATACCGTAAATACCTTGGGCGGGGTCGTACTCTTTTACGTGTATAACTTCACCCGCATTAAAATAAATAGGCTCATGGCTGCGGTTACTTAATTGCGCATACACACCGCGCGTACTCGTATAGCGCATAGTCAATGCAGGCAGGTGCCGCAGTTTAATAATTTGCCCAAACGAATTTTTAATAATTTGCAAATAAGCGTTGCCGCTCCACAACAAATCAAAGCCAAACTTACTTAATGCTTGATGGCTTAAAAGCGGGTTTGGCTTATACCACTTTAAAATCATGTTGCGCTTAAAATACAAAATGGGCCCGTGCTGGGCATTAACGCGCAGCAGTTTAATTAAACCCTGCAAACTAATGGGCGGCGCATAAACGCCGTTGCTATCACTAAACACACCAACGTAATCGGTTAGCCGGTTATCTAAACACGGCTCAGGGTCGCCAAAACTAAACGCATCGGTAACCGCTGTTCGTTGGTTATAATTAGGCGCATGGCCGTTGCTTACTTTTAATCGTGGTTTCATTAAGCTGCAATTCCTACAGATGTTTGGCGGCTGTGGGCATTACCGTCCAATGGTTCAAATTTCATGGCATGCATAATCGCCCACGCAATATCGGCATGACCAGTTGTAGCGGTGCGGTTAGTAGCATAGGTAATTTGGTCGCCAACCACTTTACGGCGAATATTAATAAACGAACTGGCAATGTTTACCGCATCCTGGTCAAACTCAAAGCGTCGGTTTTTAATTACGTTAATCGCCTTAATAACCAGCTGGTTTTTAATAATGGGGTTGTAATGTATAGGCTCAGCGTTCGGGTAAAATTTAGTGATCATCTCCCACACACCATAACCAATGCCCGTGGTATCAACACCAACGTGTTGCACGTTGTATTTTTCGGTGAGTAGCTTTATCTCGCTGGCCATGGCTTCAAAGTCATTGCCGCTTAAATCAACCGCTTCAAGTAAGCGGAACTTTTCGCCAGGCTTCATAGGTGCACTTAACACAGCAACGCTTGCTTTGTCGCCAAAACGGGCAGGGTCAAAGCCAATAACCACAGGCTTTAATGCGAATGGGCGCTCGGCATCCAAGTCAAAATCATCCCACTTGGTAGAGTCGCCCACACAGGCCATAAGTTGTTTAAGATTAAACGCACTGTGCGCATCATCAATAAACTTACACATAAACAAGTTATTAAACTCATCCGTGCTGTATTCGTTTTCAAGTACGCCAATATCAATGCGGTCAAAGCCTGAGTTAACCACATCATGCACAGTCAGCATTTGGCGCCAAATGCCATCATCGCAAAGCCTGCCATTTTTTAAGCTTTTATGGCTAACATCAATCGCAAATTCAGGGTCGTTACACGCCTTAGTTTTGCGGTACCATTTACCGTTCCAGTGGTCGTATGCTTCATGGCTAGTAACACTCGGCGTACTAAAATACGTAATACGCAAATGCTTATGCGTTGCCATAGCCTGCGCCAAGCCCCGTAATCTCTTATATTTAGGAATCCAAAAAACTTCATCTATATATAAATCGCCGCTTTCCGACTGAGCAGTACGCGCATTAGTACTTTTAAAAATAAGCTTAACCGTTTTACCACCGGCTAAATTAAGCACCATTGGTGAACCGGTTAGCTCAACATTAAAATGCTCACACACCAGCGCCACAATATTGGCCTTAAATACTTCCGCCTGGTCGCGGCTCGCCGATATAAATATTTTATTGCGGCCATTAATAATTGCATCAACAAAGGCTTCAAACGCAAAGTAAAAAGTAGCCCCAATTTGGCGGGGCTTTAAAATAAAGCGGGTGCGGTGATCTTGGTTTTCAAACCAATGTTTTTGGTGAGGGTAAAGCAGTTTATCTTTAAGCTCGTTGAGCATATCAAGCGTAATGCCAGAGCAATCATTTTTCTTTTTCTTCTTCGACTTTTTGCCGCTGCCACTATTACCAGCGGCCGCATCGTCATTGTTAGCGCGTTGTTTAGGGGCAGGCGCCAGCTTGCTTTTATTAAGCGCACACAGCTGGCGCGTGCAAAAGTCTAGCTCTTTATATTCAGCATCGGTTTTATTGTCTTTATCGGCTAACAAATTAATACGGCGACTAAACGCCATTTCGGCATTATACGTTGGGCACATGTCAGCCCAGTTCTCAGCCTCAGACCAACGCCTAATACTGCGCGCACTGGGCATACCTGCTAAGTCGGCTATTTCTTCATAGGTATAGCCCTCAACAACATACAAATCCTGTGCTTTTTTGCGTATCTCTGGTCCGTAATTAGCCTTCATAGCGCGCCACATTAATTAATCCATGGCGGCAGTGTATTAGTAATAAAGCGCGTAATCTGTCTGTTAAAAACCTGCCCATTCCTAAAAGCTAAATATAGGAATTTCAAAAAGTTAAACCGTTGGAAAGGGTTAAAAAGAGGGTGCAAACTGCAGTTACTTTAAAGCATAAAGCTTAATTAAAAAACATTTAAAAGGTTTGTTATATGCCAGGTCAACTACGTACAAAACCATTATCAATTGCCGCCGTTGGCATGACCGTCGACGGCCGAGAAATAACCGAACAAGACGTAGCCGACATTGTAGAAACCTACAACCCCCGCAAATATGGCGCCCGCATAAATCTCGATCACGAATTCAACTGGTCAGGCTGGGCCGCTAAAAACCTACACAATGTTGATATACCCGGCATGCTCGGCGACGTAGTTAGCGTAGAAGCATACGAAAACGAAGATGGCATAACGTGCTTATACGCCGTACTCGCACCCAATCAAGGGTTTGTAGCATTAAACAAAGCCGACCAAGCGGTTTACTTTAGTATCGAAATTAACCGCGACTTCATGGGCACTGGCAAAACCTACCTAACCGGCCTTGCTGTAACCGACTATCCAGCAAGCTGCTACACCGACCGAATCCATTTCAGTAGTAAGAGCAAAGCAGACGACACGGAAGTCTCTTTATTAACCGTTGACTTAGGGTCATGTGAGCCTATCGACACACCTAAAAAACCCTTTTTTAAACGACTATTCGCAAAGGAAGAACCCGACATGAAACCAGAAGAATTAGCCACCGCATTAAAAGATGCACTCGGCACACCACTTGAGCAGTTTAGCCAAAAGCTAGACGGCCTAACAGCAAAGCTCGATTCGTTTTCAACAACAAAAGTTGACGACGAACAAGAAACCGCCCCGCCAGCCGAAGAACCAGCCGAGCTAACAAAGCTTAAAGAAGAGCTATCAAGCACAAAAACCGCATTGGACGAACTTAACGACAAGTTTGCCAAGGCATTAAAAACACCTGCGGGTGACACAACCAACGCCGACGAAGAACACGAAGGCGACGAAGGCAAATACAGCAACTGCTTGTAATTGCCGCACCCTAAATTAACTTAGCAAAACGCAGGAACGAAAATGAAAACCAGAACAAAACAACTCTTTACCGCAGTACTAGCAGGCATGGCCAGCAACTACGGCGTAGCATCAATGAGCGAGCAATTTAACGTAGAGCCAACAACTGAGCAGCGCCTATACGACGCAACGTACGACTCAGTAGAATTTCTACAATTAATCAACACCGCACTGGTAGACGACATTGTCGGCCAATCGGTAATCATGAGCGTAGACGGTGGCGTAACAGGCCGCGCCGGTGTAGAAACCGACAACACCAAAGAGCGCCAAACACGCGACGTATCAGCACTAAAAAAACGCGAATACCGTTGTTATCCGGTTGAATGTGACATTCACATCACCTGGAACAAAATGGACCAGTGGTCAAAATTCCCAGACTTTCATCAGCGTTACCGTAATCACGTTCGCCAGGCAATTGCACTCGACATTATTAAAATTGGCTTTAATGGTACATCAGCTGCAAACACAACCGACATTGCAACCAATACCATGCTGCAAGACGTAAACATTGGCTGGTTACAGCTGCTACGCCGCGACGCACCCGAGCGCGTAATTACCGAAGGTGCAACCCTTGGTGAAATCCGTATTGGTGCCGGTGGCGATTACGAAAACCTAGATCAAGCCGTGCACGATGCACTGCAAGGTATCCCAGTGCACAAGCGTGTAAACATGGTGGCCATTATTGGTGACGAGCTATTAGCGCAAGATAAAAACAAGCTATACGCCAAGCAAGCACACACGCCAAGTGAAAAAACTAAAATCGAATTGCAGCAAGTTATCGAAACTTACGGCGGCCTAGCTAGCTACAAAATTCCGTTCTTTCCAGAGCGCGGCATTTTAATTACCAGCTTTGAAAACCTAAGCCACTACGTACAAGCAGGCTCAACCCGCACCCACGTAGAAGACAACGCCAAAAAGAAACGCGTTGAAGACTACCTATCACGCAACGATTGCTACTACGTCGAAGACCTTGAAAAAGCAATGTACTTCGAGTCAGCAAACATCAAGTTGCCAAACTCAGCAGGAGACGCCTGGGTATAACCGCCTAATTTATTAGCGCAGCAATTAGCCGCCCTTTTCCCTAGTTTCAGGGCGGCTTTTTTTAACCAAATTAAAGAGTGTTTTTAAATGAGCTTAGTCAAAAAATCATTAGCCAAAGCAGTAAGCAGTGTACCAACTAGCACTGAAAAGCAAGCGCCAACGGCAGCGGCAACAGCCACTCAAGCTAACGCGCCAGCAAACAACACCGAGCAAAACGAGTACCCGTTTTTTGCAGCGGCCATCGAATCAGACTTGGCTCAATTAAAAACATTTGCCGACATTAGCGACAAAGCAACATACAAATCAGAAGCGCTAGAGCGCCAAGACTACCTAACATACATAAACCAATACCGCCTAAGCGGCCAAAACCACCACAACAAAGTGTTGGCGTGGGTGTTTATTTGGCTAGTTGATTTAAAGCGCTGGGATGCAGTAATGGACTTATTGCCATTAATGATCGAGCAAAAACAACCACTGCCAACCGTGTTTAATACTAAGCATTGGGCAGCGTTCGTTATCGACCAGCTCTACGACGACGCAAATTACTACCTTGCCGAATCACACCAACAAGGCCTGTACGACATTGGCTTTATACTGCACCGCTTAATTTACGTAGTTAAAAACCAAGACTGGGCAGGGCTTGAAGTGGTCGGCGGCAAGCTTTACGCCATCGCTGCAAAAGTTAACAAAGCACAGCTTAACTTAGGTAACGCGCTTTACTTTGCCGAAATGGCTCAAAGCATTAACGACAAAGCAGGCGTTAAAACCCTGCTAAAAGAACTGCAAAAAATGATTAAACCAGCGGAGCCAGAACAGCAAACCGCAAACTAGCTCCAACGCCAGCGGGCAACTTAGCACAACGTTAGCATTACTTGCTTAACGCGCGTGACTAAGTGGCGCCCGCACCCCAATTTAATGAGTGTATTTTACAGGTGCAATATGAATTTAAGCGGTATGCCACAAGCAGATTTACAAAGCGTCAATGTAATCATTGAAGCCAGCGGCTATTACCCAGCGCTAAGCACCGCCCATTTTATTGAGCACTACGCAGTTGCCCAAGAATACGCCAGCAAAAGCGAACTACTTGTTGAAAAGCTACGTTACGCGCAGGCCGAAATTAACCAAGAGCTAGCAAACGCAAAGCTTACCAATGGCAAAACGTTAAGCGCCGCGCAAGCGATGTTTTATGAGCGCGCAGTTTACAGCAAAGCAAAAGCCAGTTTGCTGGTATCAAAGCTAGGCAGCACGCACCGCGACAGCGCCACAGCACAAAGCCAAGCGGCAATAGACAACCACGAACACTGGCAAAAACAAAGCATAAACGCCATGCGGTTACTGCAATCGCTCAGCCCTAACTTATCGGTAGAACTACTGTGAGCCAAAGCAAAATAGCGCAGCTTAAACAGCATTTAGCAACGGCCGAATACCAAGGCCGCAACCTCGCGCTAAGCACCCAGTTCGACAGCTGGATAGAGGGTGGTCGCATAGAGCCAAGTAGCAAAACCATTAACGGCAATGGCCTATTAGCCGCGCGGTTTTATTACTCAGGGGTGATCAGCATAAACCCATGCGCCGCACCTGCCGCGCTTATTTGTGCATTTGCATCGTTTTGGTTGCAAAACAACGGCGGCAAATACGACAGCCCCGACATTGAATTTAGCGCCGACATAAACGACGACAACAGCAACGAAGTAGAGCTAACAATAAACCAGCTATGCGAAAACATAGAGCTAATACAAACACCCAACGGCCCGTTTGAATTTAACGGCAACCGTTACGACTTTGGCGAGCAAAGCCTATGGATAGCTGAAGCATTCACGCTTGAGGGTCAAGTAAGCCGTGCTTAACGTCAAGTTTGATCAAGGTCGCAGCAAAGAGCAGCTCGCGCTTTTACAGCTCAAGCCACAAAAGCGCCGCAACATATTGCGCAGCGCAATACGTGCAGCAAACAAAAGCAGTAAAGAGCGCATTACCAGGCAAAGCGATTTAGCGGGTAAAACATGGCAAGCACGTGCCAACGGCAAAAAAAAGAAAATGCTCACCAAGCTAAAGCGCAACATGAAAGTGCGCTACGGCGCAAATAGCGCAGGCGTATATTTTAAAGGGGGCAACAGCGGAAAAATAGCCCGCGCCCATCAAGAGGGCGTAAGCCTAGACGCAGGCAAGCCAAAAGGCAAAGCCGCACAAAATAAAGAAGGGCCAGCCACGCGCAACTTAGCCCGCGCATTAATAGCCGAGGGTTACAAAATACCGCGCGGCAAAGGAAAGGGCGCCAAACGCGCCAGTATTAAATGGATAACAAACAATTTAAGCATTAACCAAGCAGGGTTTTTACTGCGCGAACTAAAGGGCAGCTCAGGCAAGAGCACATGGAAAATTAATTTACCGGCCCGCTCATTTTTAGGGCAAACAGCGGCCGAACAAAAAGAGCAAATGAATTTTATTTTAAACAAAGCTATGCAAGTGGCGTAGCGCAAGCAAAAAAAGGAACGACCATGGCACAAGGTAAAGTATCCGTTGCCGCCATTCAAACAGGCAGTGGCGCTACAAAACAAGTAGAACGCACCGTATTATTTATAGGCCAAGCGCCCGAAAATAACGGCAAAATTCTATCCATAAATGCACAAAGCGACTTTGATGAGTTGTTTGGCGCAGCCGACTCACCATTAAAAACCCAAGTTAAGGCGTGGCAGCGCAACGGCGACGACCTAGTAAGTGGTTATGCAATCGCGCACGCAATCGACGCCGACGTAATGGCACTTATTGACGAAGCAATGGATCAAGACATCAGTCCCGAAATCATTGTTATTTGTACGCCCGTAACAGGCAAAGCAGAAATCGAAAGCCACCAAGCTAAAGCGCTTGAAATTCTATCAAGCCTTGCACGTCGTGTTCGCTTTTTACTTGCCGCACCAGGTTTAACAGCCGAGCAAAACTGGCCTGATTTAGTCACCGCATTACAACCATTAACCGACGGCGTAGTCGCTGATCGCGTAGGTGTAGTGCCATTGCTATTTGGTGACGAACTAGGCGCAGTAACAGGCCGCTTATGTAAAAGTGCAGTCACTATTGCCGATAGCCCAATGCGCGTACTTACGGGTGCAATGTCACTCATGCCGCATCCGGTAGATGCCGCAGGCAAACCGCTAACCAACTCAACCACCGCCGCACTAGACGCACTGCGCTTTAGTTGCACTCAGTTTTACCCAGACTTTGACGGCACATATTTTGGCGACGTAAACATGCTAGATGCCGAAGGTGGCGACTTTCAGCAAATCGAAACAGGCCGCATTGTCGATAAAGCCGCACGCGACGTGCGCATTATTGCCATTCAAAACATTAAAAACCGCCGCCTAAACAACAGCACCAGCGGTATTGAGTTTGGCAAGCGCATTATGGGCAAACCGCTACGCGAAATGGCGCGCTCAATTAACATTGGTGCCGACAAGTTCCCGGGCTTAATCGACACGCCAAAAGACGACAGCATCAACCTAACGTTTATGAACGCAACCACATTGCAAGTAGTACTCAAGGTTAAGCCAATCAACTCACCCAACACCATCATTGTTGGCATCATGTTAGATAACGCAGAATAGGAGCGCGAACATGCAAAAAGTATTAGGCGGCAAGGACTTCGACATATTCATTGGTAACTCAATGGTTCATGTCATTGAAGCAACCGTAAAAATCACCGACGGCCGCACAGTTAAAAAAGTGCGTGGCGTGCCAAAAGGCTTTATTGACGGCGACGTAGAAGCCGAAGTAACCCTAAAGCTCGACCACGAAAACTGGCTAATTGTCCAAGCGCAAGCCGAAAAAGCAGGCAGCTGGAAAGGCATAGAGCCGTTCGACGTAGCTTTTAACGCCGAAGTAGCCGCAGGCAAAAAGAACGTAGAAGCGTTTGGCTGTTTGCCGCAGCTAGACGAAATCCTAAACATTAAAGCCGACGGCGGCGAAGAAGACACAACATCAATTAAGTGTCCGGTTACCAGCCCCGACTTTGTAAAAATTAACGGCGTGCCGTACCTAACATCTGACGAAGTGAGAGACTTGTAATGACCAAAGCCATTCGCAAACTAACTGCCGCAACACTGCTTAGCACCTTAAAGGCCTGCGGCTACCGCGTGTTCGAGGGAGAATTAAACCTAAACATCATAGGTATTCGCCACCAAAACACGCGCGCCAATACCTTTAACGATGTTATTTGCGTGCTGTATCAGCAAGGCGGCGAGTGGCAATTAAAGCAGTACAAAGCGACCACCGACGCCGGCATTTACTGGCGTCAAAACCCAATGAACGTAAGCGGCACAGCGGTCCTAATTGCAGGGCAGCATAAAAGTTTATGGAAGTTGGGTTATCACCAGGGCAAATACCGCGCCCTCGTGCAGCATAAACCTGTTGTTGTCCTACGCGACAACGACAAAAACACCGAGTTAGACACGGACGTCACACCCCAAGCAGTGCTTCAGCAAGGTTACTTTGGCATTAACTGTCACCGCGCAAACAGCAAAACCACATCAACTCAAGTTGATAAATGGTCAGCTGGTTGCCAAGTGCTAGCTAATCCAAGCGACTTTAACGAGCTTATTGCTTTGTGTGATCAGTCAGCAGCCAAGTACGGCCCTTATTTTAGCTACACACTGCTAGACCAAGCAGACATTAAAAAACCAAAAGAGAGTAAATAATCATGGCGTTCGAGAAAAAAATCACATTAGAAACCCCAGTAGGCGAAATTACATTTAACGTAAACGCAAGCGATTACAACAAATACATTAACGCTACGCAGCCAAACAACAAAGTGCAGCCAGCCACTAACTTTGTATTAAACACCGTAGTGCAAGAAGACGCTAAAAAGCTCAAAGACCTAGTGCAACAGCCAGGTGCCGCGCTATTTTTAGTAGGTGCCATTGTTGAAGAATACCAGCCAGAGTTTAATTTCACGGTAAAAAAATCGAAGACCGAGCCAAGCAAATAGGCAAGTCTCGGTTAGATCAGCTACTGGCATACCACGCTAAGTATTTTAGCGATATGCCAGTAACACAAGAGAGCCTAGCGCAAGCGCTATACCTCGAAACGCAGCAGCAAGAAAACTTTGTAGTTGCTGTAAACAACGGCATATGCCAAGCACTTAGCGAGTAAATCAATGGCCACGCTCAGCAAATTAGACAAGCTAACTTATTCAATCGGCATCATCGACAAAGTGACGGGGCCGGTTAATAAAGTCATGGCTAAAATTAATCAGCTGAGCCAGCAAACAGCCGCCGCGCAAGATCAAATGATGCGCGGCGCAGCCACGGCCGTGGGCGGTGGTTATGCACTGGCGCGTTCACTCGCTCCCGCAATTGATCACGTTGCCGCTTTGGGCGAAGTGCAATCTTTGGGCGTTGCCGACGACGCACTGCAAAAGCTAACCAAAACATCCTACGAATTTGGCTTTCAATTTGGCGGCAACTCTGCCGAATTTGTACGCAGTGCCTACGATATTCAATCAGCCATTGCCGGACTAACGGGCGATGAGCTATCAGAATTTACTAAAACATCAAACATACTGGCTACAGCCACAAAAGCCGATGCAGCCACCATTACCAGCTACATGGGCACCATGTATGGCATCTTCGAAAAAACAGCCAAAAAAATGGGCAAGGCCAATTGGGTAAACCAAATAGCAGGCCAAACCGCCACCGCCGTACAACTTTACAAAACCACCGGTGCAGAAATGCAAGCGGCGTTTTCAAACCTAGGCGCAACGGCAACAAATATTGGCCTAAGCTCAGCACAACAATTTGCCCTAGTGGGCGAGTTACAGCTAGTTGCTAAGTCGGGCTCGGTTGCAGGCACACAAGCCGCATCACTATTGCAGGGCATTGGCAAAGCACAAGAGTCGCTAGGCATTCAATTAACCGACGACAACGGCGACATGCTTGCAATAGACGTAGTGCTAGGGCGCATTAATGAGCGGTTATCATCACTCGGTTCTGTAGCGCGTGGCGATGTGCTAACACAAATATTTGGCAAGCAAGGTGCAAAAGCAGTCGACGTGCTCAGCACCAAAGTCGATAAATTAAAAGACGGCATAAACGTTTTTGAAAACGTGCAAGACAACTCAAAAGCGGCAGAAATGGCAAACATCATTGCAAGCCCGTGGGATAGACTAGGCGGCTCATTCAATGCCGCAGCCACCGCAATGGGTAACCGCTTATTGCCGGTGGTTGAACCGTTCGTTGAAATGCTAGCCGCAGGCTTTGCAGGTATTGTCGCGTTAACCGAGCAATTCCCCGTGCTATCAAGCGCCCTTGCAACCGCGGTGGTTGCGGTAGTGGGATTAGTAACAGCCTTTGGCTTAGTTAATTTTTCTATGGGATTATTTAGATTTTCAAGCTTAACGCTCACCCCAATTATTGATGGGCTTAAATATGCAACCGGGCTTTACGCTACCAAAAATAAAGCACTGGCGGCATCGTTGGCAACATCGACCACGGCCACGCAAAGCGCATCACTTGCAAGCACCCTTTATACAGGTGCAACCAACAAAGCACGTATAGCCTACGAGCTATTTAATACCCGTTTGCTAATGCCAACCGGCTTAGTGTTATCGCGTATTAAAGCACTGGGCTTTATTGGCACCATGAAATTAATCCCCACCGTATTGGCCGCAGGCTTTGCAAGCATAAGTAAGTTTGCCATGGGCCTATTTAACGTCACTCGTATTATGGGATTTTTAAATGCCGTTATGCTGGCCAACCCGCTTGGCGTGATCATAGGCTTAGTGGTCTTACTGGCAGCGCTTATATATAAATTCTGGCAACCCATAAAAGCATTTATGAGCGGTTTTTGGGATGGTTTTGTTCATAGTTTTGCGCCAGTCATTGAGGTGTTTAGTGAGCTAGGCGCCGCATTTGCACCTATTATTAACGCCGTTAAAAGCGTGTTTAATTGGTTTGTTTCACTATTTACACCGGTTGAACAATCAAGCCAAGCACTGGCGGGTATAACATCCGCCGGTGAAGTATTTGGCCTAGTATTTGGTGCCGCATTAAACCTAATACTATTCCCAATCAAAGCTGTGATCTGGTTAGTAACCAAGCTTGTTAACGGCATCACTTGGCTAGGTAGTGCAATCGGTAGCATGTGGAACGCAGTGCAATCGCCGCTAAGTAGTTTTTTTGAAATCATCAAAACCATATTTGGATTTACACCAATGGGCATGATGATGAAAGGCTATGGCAAAGCGTTCGACTGGCTCAGCGAAAAAGTAGGCGGCTTAAAAGGTATAGCCGACTCAATAAAAGATTTCTTTAGCTTTGGTGACGACGAAGTAGAAGTAAAGGCAACCAAAGTAACCCAAGCAGTTCAGCCGCAAACCATGGTTATGCAAAGTGCCGACCAAGCTTACAGCCGCGACTACGGGCAAGCAGTAATAAACAAAGCAAACACGCCAGCAACGCAAGCAAGCTCGCAATACATAGCACCAAATAGCACTGTAAATTATGCCGCAACTAAAGTAACAACAATTACTGAAACTAAAGAAATGCGCGCAAAAGCATTGGCAGAGCAGGCAGCAGCAAACGACCCTGTTTATTCAGCGCAGCCAAAAGTAATGACCGAGCGTGAAGCGACAAACGACGCATTTAAATTCACTAACCAGCGTTTACCCGCAGTGCCAACCGACACCACAGCACCGTTAAATTTACAGTCGCAAGCGCGCAGCCAAGCGTTAATAAACAGCGCGTTTTCTAACACGCAAAACAACGCAGTAAATAACAGCGCCACGAGCACAGCTCTAAACAGCGCAGTGGTGAGCAGCACAGCCAACACGGCAGAGAATAACGCGGCAACTTTAGCAGCGGTAAATAACAGCGTAGTTAACACGGCACAAAACAACCCAATAACTAGCAGCGCAGCTAACGCCGTTCAAAACAACTTAGCGCCAGCGGCCATAGCGGCCCAACCAAAAGCAATGACCGAGCGTGAAGCCGCAAACGATGCGTTTAAATTTACTAGCCAGCGTTTACCCGCAGTGCCAACCGACACCACAGCACCGTTAAATTTACAGTCGCAAGCGCGTAGCCAAGCGTTAATAAACAGCGCGTTCCCTGCAGCAAACAACGTAGAGCAGTTAAAAGCAGAACAACAGGCCACTGCATATAAGCCAAAAGCACAAAAGTCGGCTTACTTGCAAAGCCTAACCAACAACAACAGCAACACAAATAACAACAGCAATAGCAGTGATAGCAGCAAGCACATAAGCATTGAAAACGTAAACTTTAAAACAGACGACTTAGCGCAAAGCTTTGAGCAAATGATGGAGCTAGCAGGTTAATGGAATTTGATATAGGACTACACATAGACCTAGAAATACAAGACGGCGACTTTATGCTCAACGACTCGCTAAGCCCTAGCACGCTTAAAAAAGCCGACGTAATAGGCCAAGACATAAAGCACCGCATTTTAGAAAGCGGCTTACTAACCAAGCTTGTTGGCCTGCGCAACAAAAACGGCATAGCGCCCATATTAACCGAGCTAGAACTACTAACCGAGCAAGACAATCGCATAAAGCCGGGCACAATAAAAGTGCACCGCAACGACGATGGCACGCTAAGCATTAACGCGCAAACACGCCAGTACGGGAGCAGCAATGAACTTTAAAACAATGATGCAAAACGCAGGCTTGCCAATGGACGAGCAAGCAGCAGCGGAGCAATGGCAGGCCCAGCTAAAAGAGCAAAACATACAAGTTGCTAATAACTCACCGTTCAGCCCGTTTTGGCGAACCGTTGAAGCGCTAATAACCAAGCCGTTAGTGCAGCTATTAAACTGGGTTGCGCAGCAGCTTATGCCCAACCTATTTATAATGACCGCCAACCGCGACGCACTAATAGAAAAGCACGGCCCCGCGCGCAATGTATTTATTCAAGCGGGCGTAAAAGCGCAAGGCATACTCACGTTCACGCGCCAAGACACCGCCGGAGAAAACTCTATTATCGCCGGTGCGCAAATTGCTACCGACGTGCTAGGCGAACAAGTATATAAATTAACGCTAATGCAAGATGTACATTTTGCAGCAGGTCAAAGCACGGCATACGCATTGGCGCAAGCACAAGAAGAGGGCGCAGCATATAACTTGCCAGCAAACGCATACCGCTACTTTATTGATCAACAAGAAGGCATAACAGTAACTAACAACCAAGACTGGCTAATAAAGCCCGGGGCAAACACCGAAAGCACCGAGCATTACCGCCAACGCATACGCAACGTGTTCGGCACGGCCGCTCGCTGGCACATTAACGCAGTATACAAACAAATAATTGCAAGCTTTGGCGTGCCAATAGATAACATCTACATTCAAACCGGAGCGCCGCGCGGCCCAGGCACAGCAAACGCCTACATATACCTAGACATAGGCGCAGTGCCCACCGCTTTGTTGGGGGCAATTAATCAGCACATAAGAGCTGCAGGGCATCACGGCTTAGGCGACGACTTCATAGTGTATGCAATGGCCACCACTGGGTTTAATGTAACAGCAACATACAAGCTGCACTCGCAAAGCGAAGACATACAAAGCGAGCTCACAACATTTATACAAGCAGCGTTCAGGCAAAATGCAGCATACGCACCCAACCGCGTAGCGCACCAAAGCACATTTAGCATTAGCCAATTAATAGCAGAGTGTCACGCGCAATTTAGCGAACTGCAATCAATCAAGTTCGACATTGACGACATAACCGCTGCCAACTGGCTACCCGTGCTTTCATCACTCACAGTAACCAAGGGCTAAAATGGCTAATCAAATAGCAACATGGCTAAATAAAGGCTACGCAGAAAAACTAGTAAAAGCGGCTACAGGGTATTGGAGCAAGTCGCGCAATTACGTTATGTGGGCTGTGCAGCAAAAAGACGAGCTGCAAAACGAAGAGCCCATCCTAGGCCTGCTCGCGTGGGAGCGGTTAACGCAGCGTTTAAATAGTGAACCACTGGATCTCTACCGCAAGCGCGTACAGCACGCATTGGTCAATACAATTGACGCCGGAGAAATAGCAACCATAAAAGATATTTTTAACCGGCTGGATCTCCAGGTCATAAATGTGCGTGAGCGAATAGAGGGCCGCGACTGGGATATTATTGCAATAGACATGACCGACTCAGCGCTAGCAAGCGCATACGAGCTGTTGCCAGAGCTAATACAGTTGTACGGCCGAACATGCCGCCGGTACGAACTAACAGTGCATAACTTGGCAGCAGTATCGCTAAGCCTTGGCATAACGCATGTGCAATGGGATAACAACTACGTTAGCTCAGCAACAAAAATAAACGCAATAACGGGCATTGATCACGGCGTAGCCCACAGCTTTTTAGGGCTAGACGCACTAACAAGCAACACGCGCCGCCAAGCAATAAACATTGGCGTGCAGCACAACATTACCGCGCACCAGCATTATGGGTTTTTAAGCAAAGACGGCGGCATAAGCACCGCCAAGGAGCAACTATGAATCAGGCAATAACCGGCATAATGACCAATGCTGGCAAGGCATACATAACAACAGCAACGCTGCAAAACAAAGGGCTTGAGGTAACAGAGCTAGTGTTTGCAAACATGCCCGGGCTAAACGAGCAAGCAGCCCGCAACCCAAACGAGAAAATGCCGGGCGGCGCACAAATAGTTTACCGCCGCAACATAGATACGTCAGGCTATGTTGATGCAAACACGGTCGCATGGGCAGTAGTGCTAGAGCAAGATATAGGCGACTTTGATTACAACTGGATTGGCCTAGTTACGCGCGACGGCACATTGCTAGCAGTCGATTACCTACCGCTGCAGCGAAAGCGACAAGGCGTAAACAACGTGCACAACCGCTCGTTCGTTTTAAAGTTTGCGGCAGCCGCAGCCCTAGCCCGCATTACCATTCCAGCGCAATCGTGGATGTTCGACTACAGCCCGCAAATTGACGCGCTAACACTGTTAGCAACCAGCAATGCAACGGCACAAATAAACAACATGCGCCGCACTGTGCGCAATTACTTTTTAAATAAAAACTTCAGCAATTTCAGCAAGGAACTATCATGAGCGTAACGCAAATAAACCAGCTAGTAACCGCAGCCGACCAGCTAACAACAGCAATCGAAAGCAAAGCCGCCGAAATCGACAGCAAAACAACGCAGCTAGACCAGTTCGTAAAAGCCAAAGCAAACGAAATGGCAATCGTTGCATCAGAAGGTTACCGCAACGCAATCGAGCACGCGTCAGGTGGCCGCAACAAAGTCATCATCGACGAGCAAGGCAACCCAAATGTAATGGTAGCAATTGCCCCGTTCACATACGAAGAGTTGGCTGCAAAAATCCAAGAAAAATACAGCGTAGATTTAAATCTAGGCACAGGCATACCAAACATGTTTATGCGCAACGGTGTGCAGTTGGGCGAAGTGTACATTGGTAAATACCTAGCATCAGCCGGAGCAAATGGCGGCTGCAGTGTTATCGGTGGTGTGCAGCCTCGCACAGCGGTTAATTACGACCAGGCAAAAGCACTATGCAATAACAAAGGCGCTGGCTGGCACATGATGAGCATTCACGAGTGGGCAGCAATAGCGCTGTGGTCTTATGCAAATGGCACAGTGCCGCGCGGCAATACAAACTACGGACGCAGCCACGAAAACAAATTAGAAACAGCACGCCGTAGCGACAACGGCTTGCCAGGCGATGGATCAGGACTTCCAAGAACCGATACCGGCAAAGGCCCTGCAACATGGTCGCACGACCACACAGAATGGGGTATCCAAGACCTAGTAGGTAACGTGTGGGAATGGCTAGACCAAATGATGCTAGACGAAGGGCAGATCATTACTACGCTCGACAACAACCCAGCAGTAATTGAAGAAAACTGGAACAAGCACACAGCGTTTTTAGATTCGCCAACGGCAAACACAGAAGGCACCGGCAGCGCTGGATCTCCAAAGCTTAGTAACAGCGTCACAAATCGTAATGGCCCAGTAGGCAATGACGCATATGACAACCCTTATTTAACAAATAGTCATTTTGCAGCAATCGAAAAAGCGCTCGACTACAGCAAAATAGAGCTACTACGCCGCTTGTTAATCGAGTCAGAATCAACCACTACGGTTGGTGGTTACATCTACTGTCGAAATTATGGCAGTCGATTCCCGCTGCGTGGCGGCCACTGGGGCAATGGCTCGGGCGCTGGGCTGGGCGCGCTCAGTCTGGACAGTGCGCGTTCGTATGCGAACAGTAATATCGGTTTTCGTCCCGCTTTCTTTGCGTAATTGGTTATTGAAATTTGAACCCCGCGCGATAGCGCGGGCATAACTAACAATTTAAAAGGTAAAACTATGTTTACGTACATTTACAAAGGCGCAAGCCACAGCAATACAAGCAGCGAATATATGCAATCGCTAGGTATGGAACAAGAGGCAATCGAATCTGTATTAAATCAGCAGCAGTTTGAGCTAAGCCAAAACCTAGAAAAGCGCCAAGCTGCATACACAAAAGAGTCAGACCCGCTATACATGGAGGCGCAGTTCGACGGCACGCCAGAGTCGCTACAAAAATGGCGCGACAAAGTGGCCGAAATTAAAGCGCGCTACCCGCTGCCAGAAAGCACAGCAGAAAATGCATAACATAGCGCTATGCTACCACCAAGCCGCCGCCCCTTGCTCAATGCAAGAGGGCGCGCAGCTGCTTGCATCGGCAATAAGCGACGACTCACGCACAGATAAGCCAGCACAATATAGCGCGCTGCTCTTATCCGTTAGCGCAAATGACCCCGCCGCACTTGCAAGCAAGCTCAGCACAATAAATGAATACTGCCCAATAGCCGAGTTCATCGCCTGCGCGCAATACGGCAAAAGCCAAAGCACGCTAGAGCAAAGTAAGCTGGCAACGTACGAAGGCCAAAGTTTAGAGTGGCAAATAAGCGCCCTGCAAAACCTGCAGCCTTTGCGTAAAAAGCAAATAGCAGCTGAGTTAGTGGCCGCAAACGACAGCGGCAAACAGTTAATAACCACTATCGACGATGCATTAATCAAAGCCGCAGAACTAAAAACCGCTCGCGACCAGCGATTAAATCAAGCACAGTTCGCAGCAAAAAGCAGCGGCGTAGATGTGCAATTAATAACAGCAGGCACCGCAAAACAGCTAGCAGACTCAGTGGCGACTAAAGGCAGCGACCAAACGTATTGGGCAATGTGCGTATTTGTAGGCCAAGCAGCTGAGCTAAATAAAATTAAAGAGGTATTATGAGCATAGCACTCGACGGTTGGAACGTGCCCGGGTTCGAAACCCGCGTAAACGCAGGCGTAAAATTAGCCGGTGGCGATATGTCAGGCCTTGGTAGCTTTTCACTAAGTAGCGACAACGGCGTAAAGTCGGGCACGTTAACTGTAAATACTAAAATCCCATTCAACGAAAGCGCCAGCCTAGCCTTATTAATAAGCAAAGCAAAAGCACTGGACGAAAACGGCGCACGTATCATTTACACCGTAAATAACGAGCTAGCCGCAGCGTATAAAATACGTAAAGCAAAATTCGATGGCGACATAAGTGCCAGCGAAATAGAAAACAAAAAAGGTTGGCAAGTAACATTTAAGCTAGTAGAGGTACAATCTGTATCAGAGCGCGAGCAACAGCAGCTAGACGAGCAAGCAACCGAAAACGCCCAGCCGCAAGCAACAACCAGCAACGACGACGTGCAAAATAAATTTAACGAGGTCGAAGGGCCATGAGCACCCGCCTATCTAACACGCTAACCATTGGCGGCAACACAGTAACCAATATTGTTAGCAAAACCGTGCAGCTAGACATAGCCAGCACCGGTCGCGCAAAATTTGAAGTGGTCGCAGAGCAAGAGCCAAGCGGGTTGGTCGAGCTGCACCTAGGTTACACGCTCGATAATATGATCCCGTATTTTCTCGGTGTAATAGAGTCAAAGCACCAAGCCAACGGCCGCTGGTATTTAACCTGCCGCGAATTACTCGGTGCGTTAAGCTTTCCCGCCCCGCTTGCTATTCGTCACGCAACAATAAAAGCCGTGCTTGATGAGCTAGCAAAGCTAGGCGTTGAGTTTGCAACACCAGAAAACGCAGAGTATTTAAATAAAATAGCCCCCGCGTTTTATCACAGCGGCACAGGCATTGAAGCGCTTAGGCAAATAGGTAAAGTGTGGGGCATTAGCGATTTTATATTTCAGCAGCGCCCCGATGGTAAAATATTTGTTGGCAGCTGGTACGACTCGCGTTGGCCACTCGCAGCAATAAACGACTTTCCAGAGCACACAATAACAGCCAAAAGCTCAACCACCGGCGAGCTAATAGCCATACCAAAATTAAGACCAGGCATAAAACTAAATGGCCGACACATAACCGAAGTAACCTTAATCAACGACAGGATGCACATACGATGGTCAAACAAGCCATTAAACGCCTAATACAGCGCTACTTTCCAGAGCTAAGCGAGCGTAAACACCTGCCGCAATTGGCACGCATTGAAAAAATATACGACCTACCAAGCAGCGGCGCAGCCATCAGCACCGCATTTAGGCCGTTAAAAGCCGCCGACGTACAACTATTAAACCCGCTATCAGGCGAGCCATTAGCCGTGCCCGTATTTCAGCAGGTAACACTCGGCACAGGCCAAGCATCCGACCACGGATTATTAAACGAACCAACGCCAGGCATGCACTGCTTAATACAGTACATCGATGGCCTAAACAGCCATGCCGTGATCACCAGTTTACTGCCATGGCAAAGCCTAGTGCCAGAACACAAACGCACCGACGTAACACTGCAACAAAACAGCCGCAGCAAACTACAAGGCCGCGACGGCAACTGGCACACCACAACCAACGGCGAAATAACCCAAACCAGCGACACAAACAAAACAACAGCACGCAAAAGCGAGCAAAACTACCACGAACGCAGCGCCAACATAGCCACGCACGACACGCTAAAAATAGACGGCAATCAAATTAATGAGGTCATGGGCGCCCTAAAAACAGTGGTCGGTGAAAAAGCATTAATAGTCGCACTTGAAGGGTTACTGCTAGGCAGTAAAAAGCAGGTAGACATTGAAGCGCACGACAACATGAACCTAACCACCCTAAAAACCCTGCACGCCAAAGCCACCGAACTGGCAAAAGTAGAGGGAAAAACCGTGTGGCTCGGCAACAACTCAGTAAACGTAGCGCAAATACTGCTAGATTTAATAAGCCTGGTTAAAGACATAAACCAAAGCCTAGAAAACCACGGCCACAAAGACCAAGGCGCGGGGGAGCCTATTACAAAAGCAGAATTTACAGGCCACAAATCAACAGCCAGCAGCTTAAAAAGCACACTAGAGCCAATAGTAGAGTAG